CAATTCTTGCGTCATTCCCCGGTGTCTCACCCGATCTAGTAAAGACGTTACCGCTCACGGATGTAGACTATGACAGCCTAAATCGATACTCGGATAGACTTGGCATACCATTCAGAAGATTTGTTAAAATGTGGTCGGACGCTAAGGATATTGCATCTCAAACCAAATCATACGAGAGTTGGAGAGAGGTTATTGATGCAGACATAAGGCTCTCAATGAGGGAGAGAAGCATACTCAAACAGTGCGCAGACCTTCTTTTGGACAGAGGTGCATTAAACGCACAGACGCTCAAATTCAATGGAGTGGCCGCTAGTCCTGCTGAAATATCTTCTTTAATCAAATCACATGGCTTCCTATTTGACATAATATCTGTGGGAGAAGTGAGTAAATCTGTGGGCAGGGGGTTGTTCTATGATGTCAAACGGAGAGATGTGATCCTTAAGGACGCAGGTAGGTTCATAGCCGGTTTGATTGAAAACAATGCAGATGTGAAGTATGATAGTCGTTATAATCCACGCTTAGAACTTAGTTTCTCAGCTCCTACTGCTCCATGGTATGCAACGGCGTTGAACCATGAGCTTGGTATTGATGCCGTTAAGGCCGCTAGCTCTGGTCTTTGCATAAATGGTGAGGATGGAATAAGAAAGGCGTTCGACCTTTCATACTCATTTATTGACAAACCAAAAACAAACATATCACTGTTGAAAAGGGCGTTGGATGGAGATGATGACGCCATGACAGTTTTGACTTATGAATCTCTAAAAAAGAAAGACCAAGTTGCGTTCTTAAAGTCTAAGAATATAGGTGTAGTCGCATTTGATGAAATGAGGGAGAGTGTGCTCTGATGGCATTGGACAAACAGAGGATGGACCGTCTGTTCTCTGCTGTTGGAATGGACATGGAGAGACACACGACCCCTACTCCAACCATGCCTTTGTTCACATCTGGCGTACAAGAACCTCCTCTTTTACAGGGAATTACCATACCAGCATTATATGCGGCTGCATATGAGTGTATGGTGCTTCGTTCCATACTTAATCACCTCACAGTGGAGACATTTAGGAAGGGTTGGGGCTGGAAGCCTAGATTTGTGGTAAAAGGCGTGACTTCCGATAAAGAATATAATCAGGAGTATGAGACTGACCCTGAAGACGGTGGAGAGGTACGCAAGGCAGACCGATCACAACTGGAATATGCGGACTCGGTGTTTACCACAAAAAACAGTATGGGGCAGACATTTATTGACGTTCTAAAAGAAATAGAGATGGACTTGAATATAGTAGACGATGCATATATCATAGTCACTAAGGAATACTTTGTAGACCCTAAAACCAGAAAGCCCGCCTTTTACAGAGTGAAAGAGATAACAAGAGCTGACCCTATATTCATGAGAATAGTATCTGACAAAAGGGGTGTTCGTGGTGGGTCTCAGTACACCAGCTTAGTTGACCGTTCCTTCAGGACATCCGATTCAGAGGCAAAGTGCCCAGTTACAGGTATGAGAGTGGTTCCGATTCATTACATGAACTTGGCCGGTGTCGGGTCCGGTCAGGTATATACTGAGGGTGAAGTCATACACATCAGCAAGTGGTCTCCCTCCAAGCTGTATGGACGAAGTCCCGTTGCTACCATGTGGAGACAGGTCAATACTCTCATCGCCATGGATAACTATGTTTATTCGGCATATCAGAAAAAGAGAATGCCAAGGGGAGTTATGGTAATCAAGTCATCCAATATGGAGACTGTGGAACGAACCGCACGTAATATTCAGGAGCATCTTGAGAGAGACCCGAATTACATACCGACCATAGGAGTTGAAACAGAATCAGGACGTGGTGGCCTTGAATATGTCAGGATGATGGATACATTAGAAGAGCTACAATATATCCCCATAAAGGATGACATAAGGCAACGAATCTCTGCTTTCTATGGTGTTTCTAACGTATTCATGAATGACGTAACAGGAGGCGGATTGAATAACGAAGGTATGCAGATCGTAGTCAGCAACAGGTCCGTTTCATATTCACAGTCGATCTATGATAGGCTCGTTTTCCCTGCATTAATGGAGGCCTTTGGGATAGATGAGTGGAAGATATCTCTAACACCTCACGAGGAAGAGGATGAAA